ACTATTATACCCCTCAATCCGATAGTTAGGACCATCGGGGTTATCAAGTGTGTCACCATCTATAAAACGATAGTTAGTTCCAGCTAACGTATTAGGTTTGTAAGCCATGAGTCTTTCACGTAATCCCATTTGAATCTCCTTGTGATTAGTCTTTAGGGGATAGTCCTTCTAGCACATAGAGCATAAACCCACTCTTGTGACTATGGTCTGGACCTTCGACACCCCTTTTATTATACTCCCTTTTCTCTTCTTCACCCAATGCAACCCATTCCTTATAGATGTCATCTTGCATTAAGAAAGAAGAAAACTGAGTATCATTAAGAATCTCAATACCACTATTATTACCAACGCGTTTCACAGTCTCAAAGAAAGACCTAACATTGGCAGTAGGTACAGGTGTCTTTTTATCTGCCAGCATAAACACTGTAGCATTACCTGTCTTAGATTCAATCCAAGCTCTTTGAAAATAACCATCAATAGATGCTTGACTAAGACCTTTTACTTTTTTATTTTTAAGATCAGCAACCATTTCATCATAAACATTTCCTACAATTCCAGTCATTGCTTGCTCAGTAACACCATTGTCAATCATATATTTTGCAGCTGCATCTCCAAAAGCGGAAGGTCCAATCTGAACAAGTTTTGTTCGTTCGTTTATATTTTCCCCTGAAGTACGATTAGCATCAAGTTCTTCAAACTCTTTAACACTTTTAGTAAACCGATCAGATAAACCTATCATGTATGTAGCGTTTTCAGGAGTTCCTTTAGCATACCTAGCATCTGTAGTGCTTAAATTATAATCAACTGGAGTTTTACCATCGGGCATAACCCAAACCATACTATTAGTTGTAGGGTTTTTCATTTTCATAGCTGTGTACTTTCGTCCAGACCTAGTGTCAAACCTTTCTTCAACAATACCCATGTTAACTAGAGGCACAGACTTTAAAGCCAATATACTTGGATCCATACTCTTTTTATACAATGCTAAAGTTTCTTTTGTATACTTACCAGACATTGCAACCTTCTGATATGTGTTTTCTTTAGCATCTGTTCTGTTAATGTATTGCTTACCTGCAAATGCAAGAGCTTGATTACCATTTAATCCAGTCATACGAGCACCTAAATACAACACAGCAGCACGTTTGAGTTCTTTAGAATCAAATATATCCCCAAAGAACGACTTTAAGGTAGCCTCAGCTTCTGGTATTTCTTTTGGATCAGGTTTAGGTAAGTTGTCAGGACCAGGATCAGATTTATTACTTCCTTGTACATCATCTAACTGTTGTAGTTGTGCAGTTAAACTTTGAACCATTTGTTTATTAGCTAATTTATTACTAGGAGAAACTTTAGCAGGGGGTAGAGTTGAACTCCCAGTTATTTCTGCTACTCCAGTTATTTCTGCTACTAAAGCATCTAAAGAAGTTACCTTTTTAGTTAAAGCTGTTATAGCTTCTGGAGATAAATTTGAATTAGTCCTTGATAGGATAGCTTGAATCTCTGCTTTTTCCTTTTCAACATTTGCAATATGTTTAGTAGCTAGTTGATCAAAAGAAACATTTGCCCTATCTGCAGACTCTTGTATCTGAGAAACAATAGGAGACATATTTTTCCTACGTATTTTATCAATCTCATTATCTTCCATGTTTTTCTTAGTAACTTGTAAAGCATCTGTTTGATCTTTAATCTGTGCATCTAAAGATATAATTTCATTTACATCTGTAGAATTAGATTGTTTATTCTTTAAATAATTTATATTACTTTCAGCTTCTGCAGTTAAAAACTTTGTTTGAACATCTTGTATAAGTTGATCAGTGTTTATTGGAGCTGCTTTAGGTTCAGGAATTTTATTAATTTCCATCATTCTTTTAGAATCTTTAAGTGATTCAGGTAAATTATCTGTGTAATTAGACAAATCATTCTTAACAGTGTTAAGTAAACTACTTCCAACACGTTTAGCATAAGGGACAACATCACCCATAAAAGTAGGAGGAGGAGAATTACGCAACCCATCATCAAGCCTTGGTGTAGGAATATTAGGTGGGTTAATAGGGACATTCATAGCAGGTGCTTCATTTAATAAGGCATCAACCCCTGCTTCATCTCTTGCTATTTCTTCTTCTTGAGTTGGTGCATCATTAACATAATTAAGTGGACCTCCAAATAATTCATTATCAGATGCTTGTTGTCTATAACTCGGATCACCCATCTTCCTTGTTTCTAAGTCGTATGTCATAGGCACTTGATTATTTGGAACACCACGTTGTTGTTTTTGATACTCCATAAATTTCTGCATTTGAACTTGTCTTTTAATAGCATCTTCCTTTGCTGCTGCCTGAGAGGATTTACGTAGTAGGTCTTCGTCTTTTAAGATTGAATTATCTCCAAACATATTAAGAACATAGTCTCCAAGATTTAATTTTTGAACACCACCACATTCACAAACAGACTTCTTACCACAGTCACAAACTTTAGCGCCCATGTTAGCCCCCATCATTTCTTCTTCTTCAGCATAGTTTGTACTAAATTTATTACCATTATATTTAAAAACTTGACCAGCTCCCATTTCTTCACGGGCCTTTTTAAAAGCTTCGTTAAAAGGAATAGGACCAGAGTTCCCACGATTAAGGGAAGGAGAGGAATTGGGGGCGGCAATATCAGGAGAGGGATTGGCAAATATTGGAGGTGCCTCCCTCATAGCAGGTACAAAAGATGGATCCTTTTCAACGTTACTAGATAACATTGTATTGGGAACATTAGCCACTGCAGGGTTAGACTGTGGTATTAGCATAGCAGATCCTGGATTGTTAAATGTTTCAGCTTGATCTAAGAAATCTTGAGGAGTCATCTCTCCATATCCAGGAGCTAATACATCAGAAGACCTTTCTGGAGTTTGATCTAAAAATATATTTGCTAAATGAGTAGATCTTGTTGGAGTTTCAGTGTGCCATTTACTATCCTTAGCTTGCTTTGCAGCTTCAGTAAAATCATTAGCCTCTACAGCATCTTTCATTTTTACAAATTTAGCTTGACCAGCTGCTCCTAATTGAAATGACATATTTGTCAATCCATCTTGAACTGTTTTAGGTAACTGCGACCAATTATCAAAGTTGTTCTGAGCACCTTTTTCTGCAGTTGCTAAATCAGAAACTAATAACTCATCTAATTCTGTTTCCGAATAAGGTTTGTGCTTTGTCTTTTCATCCTTACCATCCCACATAAATTTCTTGTAGCTGTCTGGGAGTAAATGTCCGTATCCAATAGTAGGGTTTCCAAAACCATCATCATACACGTAGTCTCGATACCCTTCATGTTGTTTAATTGTAGACATTAAAGGAACTCTTACAACCTTATCACGCTCTGAAACTGAACCACCACCTAAATTTAAATACTTAGGAGGGATTGAGCTTCCCATATTAGCAGACACCATATTGTTTTTCATTGCACGTTTTTGTAAACCTGCATTGTTCATTGATTCTATCACTGGCCCATACATCTGAGAGGCTTCTTTGTTTACAACAAATTCTCCTGGAGTTAGCATCGCAGGGACAGTATCTCGATTTGTAGGATCTGTTCTATCGATCATATCATTCTCCTAATTATAAAAACATTGAAAGTAGTGTACCTATTCCAGGAATTGCAGAAACCCCTGCTTTTAATGCTGCACTTTCTAAACCATTACCTAAAGCTTTACCAGCTAACTGATTAGTTATTTGACTAAGTGGGCCTCTATTCTGACTAACTTGAGCGTTCATCATGTTACGTTGACGTAATTGTTCTTCATCAATACGAGACTGTGCAAGACTAACACCACTAGGGTTAACTCTTGATCCAGCATTGTAACCTATAGGTCCACCACCATTGTAACCATACCCATAATCATATTCTATGGTTTGATCTCCTGAGTCATAGTCATCTTGATATTCTTTTGCAATCCTTTCTGCATCTCTTTTAGCATAATTCTCATCTGACTTATCAGTACCTGCAGTATAGGTAGAAATAGGGGCAGATATTGCCTCAACTACTGTACCTGCAACACCATTACCTTCTAAAAGATTGTTTAAACTGCTTGTTACATTACCATAGATATCAGATAAAACATTAGTAGAGTCATCTTGAAAATAACTACCACCAACATTCCTGATACCTGCAGCCATCATACTGTTAGCCGCTAAACGAGATTGATCTTCTACAGATAGACCTGCACCTGTAAAGTCAGTGGCCTTTAGATCTCCGTAAGTTTTAGAAACAGTATTACCATCTTTATCTTTCCAAGTAGCTATTTTGTTTTCGTAGGTATCTTTAACCCCTTGATTAAATGCTGGATTATCTTCTATATTTGCATAATCACTATTTGAAAAATCATTGTAAGCTTTATCTATAGCAGCATGAGCAACATCTTTATGACCACCATAGGTAGTGTAGTTACCTAAACTTCCACCAGCCATGTTTGCACTCTGAGCTGTTCTATCAGCATCATTTAAAATTTGAGATTGATCAGCAGATGATACAGAACTTTCATCAAGAGCTTCTCTTAACGCCTGTCTTTCTTTAGCTGCTTCAAGATACAAAGCACCTTGTTGAACTGCATTTGGGTCATACGATAAAGTCCCAGAGAGAGGGGCTGTTAAATAACTAGATATAGCAGAAGCTGCATTACCACCAGCGGGTAACCCTGTAACTGTTTTAGGGGTACCTTCGTTGTAGTATTTAACTTTACCACCCATTTTGTACCCTTGTATGATACGATCCATTACTTTCCCCCACCTGATGATACAGTTTTCTGACCTAACGCTGGAGAGCCATAGAGTCCAAACATCCTTTGTATTCCCTGATAAGCTGAGTCACCTTCATTTTGTTTCTGTTGTTGAAGAGCAGAACCTACTTGTCCAAGTGCATTGGCACCATATCCAAATTGATTCTGAAGACCAGCACCAGCACCAAGGACTCCCCCAGCACCTGTCATAGCAGCCTGTCTACGATTAGCTAGTTCAGCTGCAGCCATATCACCACCTACTTTCATAGCACCTTGAGTAGTAGCAGCTTGCGCTCTAGCACCACCCAAATTACCTGTACGTGAATATTGACCTTTTTGTCCCCCTACAAAGTCATTCATTGCAGTTCCAATAGAATCAGACATAGCTTGAGTTTGTTGACCTAATGCACCAGAGCCAAATAGACCTTCACCAGAGGCAGCATCACGATACGCTTGAGTAGCTCCATAACTATCAGCAGCTATCTGATCATACACACCACCCGTTCCACCTAGTTCTTTTTGTTTTTCTAAAGAACTTATCTGTTCAGGGTTTAGCCCCTCAACATGATTCATTCCACCTACTTCGTACACATCTTGAGCTGCACCTAGACTTTTTTCCACATAAGGTTGCGCCCAATCTGGTAGTCCACTTGTTGTTGTTCCTGAATTTCCACCACCACCTGCCATTATTAAACCTCCTTTATGAGCGTTACAAACGGCTCACAATATCCATATTTTTTAAGGGTCTTAACCCATCCTTTACGTCCATAGACTACAGTTCTTTTGCAGTTAGTGGCTCGTGCGAATTCTTCCAGTGTCTTTAACAACTCTGGCCCATGAGAGAACCAATCTGGAGATGTACAGGCAACTATAGCTAACTGCTTGTTACCTTCTATTTCTTCATAGCGAGTTATACAAACTTCACCTTTATCCCTAACCCAACATTGTGCTACAGATCCTAAACATTGTAGTAATAATCCGTGGCTAGTTACCACATTACTCCCATGTTTTAATGCTTGTTCTACAAGAGGTTTTATTTCAAACCACTGTTCAGCTAGTTCAGGGCCACTTAGTATTTTCATTAAACAATTCCTTATTCTGGAGGCGTAGGCCATGTTACATTTTGTAAATCAATACCATCTGTGATATCACGTAAGGCTTGCCTGTATGTAGCCCATTCAGAAGTGTTAGCTGGAGAGTCTGGGACTTGTGTCCAATCAGATTCTTTTAATAATCTAGTCCGTTCACTCCTCACATCCCTTAATAAAATCCTATCAGGTAGTACTACTTCTGGAAAATCTTCAGTTATAACTTCACCATTTACAAGAGTGCATATTTTAGAAAATATATCTGGATAAGGATCAACAGTAGATGCATCTATGTAAGTCATATCATCATCGGGTAAAACGCTTACAGTACATTCTTGATAAAGAGTACCATCTGGATTAAATGCAAGATATTTTTCCATTACTTAACCACCGAGTGAATTGAAAAATAAGACCTATATCTATATATATTCATTGCTATTTGCGCTCCTGTAGATTTATTTTGTGCAAACGACTGTGCTTGAAGAATTACTGTAACATTCCCTGTAACATTGGGAGTAAATATATCTTCAAGCATAACATAGTTTGATCCATTTTTATAATAACCAGTTTCTCTAGAATAAACATTTTCACGAATTTGAGGATAAGTCCAAAGATGAGTTAATTTTATATTTAAACGAACAGTAAACATTTCTGATCCATCACTAGCCAAAGAGTTATAAAGGTCTTCTCTATAAAGAATACCAGCAGAAACTCTTATGGGAACACCACTTACAACAGGTAGGGTTAAACTATGCATACTACTGTAGTGTGAAGCTTGGTTCATAGTTAATGCACCACCAATAGCAACAGCTTGATCTGATACAGCAAAATCAGCTATTTTAAGTCTGCTTACAGCTAAGTTTGTTATCTCTGCGTTAGTTACGTTGAGAGATCCAGCAGTTATATTACCACCATCAATAGAGGTAATTGTAGATCCGTCAAGAGCAAAGTCACCACTGTTAAATGTTACAAGTCCTGAGAATGAAATACTCTTTGCTGGTGTAGATCCAGTCTCAGTGTACCCTGTAGATGAGTGATCTAATGATGTATCAACAAAGAAAAGATCCGAAAACCAAACATTAGTTGTTGATGTAGCAACTTGCAATGGTGGTGTTATAGACCATCCTGAAGTAATTCCAGACAGTGCTCCTGTTCCCCAAGTTAAGAAAGCAGAGGGTGCAGAGGGTGCGCTAACCCCAGCACGATATAATCTTCGTGTGGCAAACCTAGGTCCAGCTGCCCCTGTCCCACCTGTCCCACCCGTAGCGCCAGCGGCACCATCATAACCTGACGCTCTATAAACACTCCACCCTGTAGTTGTAAAACTACCAGAAGATTGAGTTTGAGTCAACACTGCAGTAGCTATCCACAAGCCCTCACCTGACCCTATAGTAGGAACAGCAGTAGTCCACGTTCCTATATTTGCAGGTGCTCCTGTAGAAGCTGTAAATCCTTGAGAAGTTGTTGGAGTCGTTGGAGCATTTACACTAGAGTCATAAAGAAATAATGTTTTAGTTGTATCTCCATCATCACCTACAACCCCTGTTGGTCCAGCTATGGCTTTTGACAATGTTCGTGTAATTGTTCTTGTATAGGTTTGCTGATTAGTTCTTTTACCACTTATCGTAAATGTTTGAGTAGCTGTTGCCCCTGAGAAATTAACTAACGTTCCGATAGTTGCATGGTTTCCAGAGTCTGTTTCTGAACCTGCACTTACCCCACTGGTTGCTTGAGTCAATACCCATCTCCCAGGAGCAATGTAAGTACTTTGATTTGGTATGAATTGAAAGAAGTTTTGTTCTGATGAACCATCAAATACTCTTATTGTACAACCTGTGTCTGAGTTATCTGTAACAGTACCGTTATTATCTGCAGGTACAGAAACTGTTGGGCTAGATATGACAACATCAATTTGATTAAGTCCAGTTGCACCAGACCCACTAAATGATAACACCGCAGGTGTATCCCAAGTATTAGCATCTGTAATAGTTCCTGTAGTAGTAGACACATATCTTGAAGTTACCCATAAATAATTACCTGATGCTAAAGCGGGGATAGAATCAAGCCAACTATTGTTAGCTGAAATAGAAGTGTTATCTAAATCTGAAATATCAAATGTACAAGTTGTTGGGTTTGAAGGTGAAGTAGAACTTGTAGTTCTTTGATAAAGACGCAATAGCGTATTACCGTTACCACCAGAGGATGAGCTTGCACCCCCACTTCCCAAAGCTCCACTTGCAATAGCTGGGAGAATAACTGTGTTTAACTCGTTGGCTAACTTAAATGTCCAAGCATCTAGAACAGCATCCCCCGTAATAGGTGGACTAAGTATCATTATCGGGTTCCCCCTTTACTCAATTCTATTTGAAATCCTGTGAGATCCCAATCAAGAGAAACTTCTCCAGATTGAGTTGTTAATTTATAATTTAAAAACCTACCACTGAACCTAACCTCTGCTTTATAATCTGTAGTTGTGTCAAAGTTTATCGGAGTGTTAGCTGAAAAGTTTGCAGCCTCACCAACTTTACTTGTACCATCAAAAGATATAGTAGCTTTAGATGCACCATCAAAAAGCAACACCATTGCTGAAACATCCTCAGTATCAAACTCATCTGTAACAGGAAGCCGTAGTCTTTCTACATATGCATTAGGTAAAAACGATGTACCACTCACGCCTACAAGTTTAGTTGGTGCAGAATAAATCAAGTCTCCCCTTGAGGATGTAACTGAGTTAGACCCTGTAGGTAAGTCTCGTTTAGTCCACACATTATTCCTATAGTGGAATACGTATATAGTTGAACTAGACCAGAACCAAACCTCATCATGTTTGTTAAACCTAACACTTTTTATTACAGCGTTAGACCTAAAGAAATCCCTTACTCTACCATCTGCAATAGATGTTATAGATCCTGGATTTCCTGAGAACACGTAGCAATCATTACTTCCGTATACTAAATGTTTACCATCAACTTCTATCACACCATCAATGTTGTTAACTCCATAGTTATCTGTAATTGGGGATACTTGGAATGGTATTGCGGTTGAGTTAGTTAACTGTATAGAGTGTATAGATGAGTCTGTATATACATAGAGAACTCCTTGGAGTTCTGCCATGTCTGTAATAGTTCCTGTAGAAGCTAGTGTAACCTCATCGGCAGTGTTGGCACCATTCTTAAAAGGGTTCCAGTTCTCAGGTATAATTCCTGGGGCAGCTACATCAGATGTTCTGATGGTGCCTGTTAGGGTACGCCCTCCTGTTTCTTTAAGGTTACCTGCAACTAGTAAGTTCCCATAAGATCTAAGAACTCCACAAGTCACTGCAGTAATTGGTGCAGTAGTTATAAATACTTTGTATACAGTTCCACCTGTAGATGTGTCAGGTGTAAATGTGAATTTATTATTACTGTAATCTATAGTTGATATTGTACCAATACCTAACAACGTCCCATCTGGAGACATTGTACCTGAAGCATTTATTGTAATTGTCTCTGTCTTTATAGGGCTTCCTAAATCACGAGGCAATGCTGTGACTTTTACAGAAATAGTATTAGATCCTGTTGGAGCTACTAAGAGAGAGTTAGATACTTCTATACCGCCAGTAGAACCATCGTGTTCAAACGATGTAAGTTCTTGATCTACTGCATATGAATCCCATCCTGGAAGTTGAGTGACAGTTGTGATATCATCTTGTAAAAATACAGGTGTAGAGTTACCATTGTTTAATATGATATGATAACCACCATTAAATAATGTATGCTGCCATGCACCACCTGTTACGTTTCCAACAGGGTAGTTACCACCAACACCACTAACTAAGTTAAAAGAACTATCATACACAGAAAAGCTACAGGTAGTATTATTATCTGTAACCACTACATACCTATCTCCAACTGTTGAAGGCCAGTAGGCAACATACACTACATTTGATAGTCCTGTTTTCTTATCTACATCTGAGGGAAATCTTTTTATTGAACTACTGCCAAATCTAACATTATGAACATTAGAGAAAACATTAGGTGGTAGCGACACTGCTGGAGCATCTTGTACAAGACCTGCTTTAGCTAAGTCTGTAACTGGTATAATCTGTTGTGGCATCGCTACCTCCTATATTAGTCTAACATTTCACGAGCATTCGCGCTGCCCAGTATTCGGGTCAAAAAAACACGCCTCTGCTTTCGGATCACTCTCCTCTGTAGGCATTTCAGCCTCGCTCGTTGACGCCTCTTCTTCTTCCACGGCCTCATTGAGGATTCCGTACCTCCGACCTGAGAGCCTAAATGTTGTACAGCCCTTGGCCCCTTCTTTCCATGCCGTTTCGTAAACACGTTTGAAATCATCATAGTTAACATCATCCCCCACGTTACAGGTTTTAGAGCAAGCACTATCAATGTAATGCTGTGCTAAAGTTAATACAGCTAAGTGTTCGTGAACTGAAATGTCATCTGCCTTTCGTCCTGAGACTCCTCTGGCGTAAGCATAGTCCTCAACATTTTCGTAACGTGGCCCGTCAAAAGTCTGGATGGTGCGCTGATACGAATGTGAAAAGACTGGTTCAATTCCTCCACTGACATTATCTGCCACGAGAGAGATGGTTCCCGTAGGTGCGATTGATGTGAGGTGCGAATTTCGAATACCATGCTTTCTAATCTCCTTCTGTACAAATGAGGGTAGAGTACGTATGAAGTTACCCTTAAGGTACTCTTCACGATAGAGTGGGAATGCCCCTTTCTCTTCTGCAAGTTTAGCTGATGCGTAATAAGTGTTGTCTCTTAGACAAGCAAACACTTTCTCCATCCACCTTAAGAACGGCTTAGATCCATATTCAAACCCTAGCATTTCACCAGCATTTGCAAGACCTGTAATTCCTAATCCCATCCTACGTTTATTCTTAGCCTCATCTTCTTGCTCTCGTAATGGATAGATAGTCCTATCAACTACGTTATCTTGAGCGCGTACTACGTGTGGGATATCTTCTTTAAACTGTTCAAAATCAAATGTGTATTCACTAGCATCACCTGTTAGATACTTTGTTAGATTGAATGACCCTAAGAGACAAGCACCGTAAGGTGGTAATGGCTGCTCTCCGCATGGGTTAGTAGCACTAATGTCTTCACAGTAATATAGGTTATTCATTTCTTTAATTCGGTCAATAAACAAAACTCCAGGTTCTGCCCAATCCCATGTAGACTCCATTGCTAAATTCCATATCTCTTTAGCAGATACTGTTTCATGTACAATCCCATCAAAGATAAGATCAAAGCTATCATCTTCTTTAGACAACGCTTCCATAAACTTATCTGTAATTCCTAGAGATATGTTAAAACCAGTAAGCTTATCAGAGTTACGTTTAGCAGTAATGAAATCAACAACGTCTGGGTGGTCAATACGCAAGACACCCATTTGAGCACCACGCCTGTGACCACTGCTAC